TAACCAAAGGACTGTAAAAGAAATATCTGCATATCATTTTTTAACCCCTATGAGCGTAGTGCTTGTGGGGGTTTTTATATATAGATACAAAAAAAACGCAAAAATATTTTTATTTTTAAGAAAAAAAGTGTATATTTGTCTTATTATTAATTAAACAAACAAATAACATGAGAGAAAATTATTCAAATTACCCCAGTTACGAAGAAATGGTTGAGGACGCCCTTGCTTATATGGATGATGTGATGATTAGAGAATTGGACGTAGTCGCTGAATTTGGACAAATTTTGATTGAATATCAGGTGTGGGGTCAGCCTAAAGGACAATACGAGGAAGAAATATTAACGTACTTTGTGTCCCCTATGCCTTAGGGGATGTTTTAAAATTAGACATTATGAAAAAATTAAGCATGATAGAAACGATAAAAAACGCTATTGCCTTTGGAGAAAAGTCAATGCTAACATCAATTCTTATTGACGGTCTCAAGTATGTTCAAGAAGACCCAAGTATTAGCGGATTGGATTTATTAAACAAACTAAAAAACATTCAAGATGAAAAAAATTAACATCAAGGGAACGGACTACGTTCCCGTGTCAGAACGAATCAAAGAATTTAGGAGCAAGTATCCTGAGTTCCAACTGGTGAGCGAGATAGTATCATTAACAGAAACGGAGGTTATCTTTAAAGCATCTGTAATTAAGGATGGCGTGGCAGTAGCCGTAGGTCATGCAATGGAGGTGAAGGGCAGCACGTTTATTAATAAGACTTCCCATATTGAAAATGCAGAAACGTCTGCTTGGGGTCGCTGCCTTGCTTGTTTTGGAATTTTAGACGAATCCGTAGCAAGTTATGAGGAAGTGGCTAATGCCAAGTTAAATAATAATAAAAATGAGCCTGTTAAAGTCGAAGTTCCATCCATACCCGCAGATGTGTTAGCCAAAGTCAGTCTTAAATTAGAATCTTGTAATAATTTAGATGACCTAAAGTTGGTTTACAAGGAATGTCAGGATGAATTAAAAAAGTACCCTGCCCTGAAGGGTACATTTACGTCAAAGAAAATGCAAGTATCTAATGGATAGACCAATTGGAACATTGGGTGCTTCAAATATTGGGGCACTGTTCACAAAACAAGGGCTTAAAGCTAAATCTGCTCATAGTAAGGCATTTGAGTTAGCTAAGGAATTGGTTAATGGATATAGAAAGAATTTAACTACAATATCTATGGCTCATGGATTATTTAATGAGGAGGAAGCATTTAATGTCGTTGTTAAGCCTAACTTTCCTAAAGCTAAATACCACTCCAACAAGAGTTATCAAATAGAAGGTGACTTTTGGGCGACACCCGATGCAGTAGTGGAGGGTGAGTGCGTTATAGACATCAAGTGTCCGTATCATATAGATACCTATAAAGCGAATATATCAAATCCTAAAGCGGGATATATTGCTCAGGTGATGACACAAATGTTGGCTTGTAATGTTGATAAGGGCTATTTGGTTTATTACTTAACATCGTGTGATATAGATGAGTTTGGTAATAAAAAGGAATTAGACATTGACATAAAGAAAAGGGTAGCTATTATTCCTATTGATAGGGATGATAATTTTATAGAAATGATAAAGGAACGAGCAAAAGGTTTGCTGGAAATGAGGGATGTTATTTATAGTCATATTAAGGATGTCCCAATTATAAATGATGCCGATTTCTACGATATGTATGATTCGTACAAAATAACACGATTAAAAACAAAGTCAAATCTTTTGGCTTGGGAAGGTAAAATCATAAGAAATAGGGAATTTTATTATGTAACAGAAAAATTATAAAAAATGTTTCAAGAAGTAATTTTGATAGGAAACTTGGGCAAAGACCCCGAAACGTTGGCTGTGGATAAAGCCGTAATACTTAAATTTCCTTTGGCAACCAATGAAAGTTGGAAGAATAGTTCAGGGGAGTGGGAGCAGAAAACAACGTGGCATAATATTGTTATATTTACCCGTTATGATGGGCAAGGCGATAATTTGCATAAGGGCGCTAAGGTATTTATTAAAGGCAAGATTTCTAACTCAAGCTATGAGGATAAAGACGGCGTAAAAAAATATAAGAGCGAGATAATAGCGCAAAAGGTTAGTTTATTATCGGGTGATAATACAGCAATAGGTGATGAGGTGGTAAGTAAGGAGGTTATAGACCTCCCGTTTTAAAATAACTTTTCATGATGTTTGTTTTCTGGTGGGGGCTAATGTCCCCATCAGTTTAAAAAAAAAAAGATATGGACACAATTATATTTAAAGATGGTAAGCCAATGATGTTAAAAACTCCTAAATGGGAAGATTTGCATTCGTACCATAAGCTAAGCAACGAAGAAAGGAGGCAGTTAATAAGAAAGGATTTATTTGAATATAGAGAACAAGAAAAAGAGGACGATTTGTTTTTTGAAAACTTAAAAAATAAATAAATGGAAAAAAAGAGTGATTGTGGTGTGGAAGATTGTAACAAATTACATCACGCTAAGGGATTGTGTAGTTATCATTACTATAAATGGCGCAGAACAGGGGATAATGATGATGTTGTTATACATTATAGAGGGACAGGGATAAAATCTATCTGTGACGTAGATGGATGTAAGAGACCGAGTTATGCAAATAAGGTATGTGTATATCATTACCAAAAATATAGGCTATACGGCGATTATAACTATAAATCAAATGGTTTAAGAAAAGAAAGGTCTCAGAAAATAATTATTGATAAAAATACAATAATAGTAGGTGTGAATGAGAACGGATATGGCGATTTAAAAAGAAAAATAAAGGGTGATTTTGTAAAACATACAGACAGGGGGCTATTTAAGGATGAGGATGGTAATTATTGGATAAAAATGATGGGTGGTAGATTTAAAAAAATAGACTTAAGGACGAAATATAAAAAGTCAACAATATTTTAATTATTTTTAAAATAAAATTGTGGGTAATATAAAAATGACATTTGATAAAGACGTAGCACGAGATGTTGGTACAAATGCTGCTATTATTTTAAGCAACATTTTATATTGGTGTGCTCATAACAAAGCAAATAACAAACATTATTACGACGGCAAATATTGGACGTATAATTCTATTAATGCTTTCAATAATCTATTTGATTATTTAAGTCCCAAACAGATTAGAACTTGCCTTAAAAAATTAAAGGACAATGGATATATAATAACTGGAAATTATAATTCAAATAAATATGACAGAACCATTTGGTATTCCAGTAATATGGATTTGCCCGAAAAGGAAAATGTAAATTACCAAAAGGGCAAAGCTATACCATATAATAAACCAAATAATAAAACAAATGTATTGAAGGTAGAATCTAAAATACAAGATAGATTGATTACTTTTCAAAAAGAGTTGGCAAATTATTCTAATAAATATGACAGTAAGCTATTGCGCAGTTTTTATGACTATTGGACAGAGCCAAATAGGTCAGGAACAAAGATGAGGTTTGAGATGCAAAAAACATGGGATATTTCAAGAAGGCTTAAAAGATGGCAAAATAATGATTTTAATAAACAGACAAGTAAAAAAATTAACAATTACTTATAATTGGCGACATATTTTACTCTAAATACGTCTTATGTTTAATTTAAGAGGACAAAAACAGATTTTAATATATATATACCAAAAATAAAATTAAACACCTTAGAAACGATTTAAATGGATAAAGCAAAAACGCAGGGAATACGATTTGTAGAGAGGTCATTACTTGGGACGCTTGTTCTGAAGCCATCACTTTACATAAATAATGAAAAGATTTTGTCTGGTGCGCTATTTTCGTCAGATAAAAATAGAAAGCTATTTAAGATAATTACAGACTTGTATAGTAAAGCAGACGAGATAGATTACAACTTATTGAGTAACAGGGTGGCGCAGGACATAGGCATTGACTATAAGTCTTTAGACTCTAATTATTTGGCAATGGCAGATAGTGGTAAATTTAATGACTATCTAAAAGAAGTTGTAGAATATTCCAAGAAAAACATATTAAACAAGGCAATAACAGAGGCGAAGGATGGACTGTTGGCAGATGAGCCAAGTGATTCTATAAAAGCCAAGTTGATGACATCACTTCAGGACAATGAGATAGATTATGGTCAAACATTTCACGTATCTGAGTACATTAAAGATACTATGGATAGTGTTTATAAGGCTATGAAATGTAATGGCTTGAGTGGAATAACTACTGGTATAACTAAGTTAAATGAGAGGAATGGCGGTTGGCAAGGTGGTGATGTTACTATAATAGCGGCACGAGCAGGGCTTGGCAAAACGACAATGGCGATGAATTTTGGATTAACTGCAGCCAGAGACGGCAACCCAGTAGCTATATTTAGTCTTGAAATGGGTGGTGAGCAATTATTATTATTATTGGCAGAGATATTAACTGGCGTAGAAACTGAGGATATAAGAGGAGGTAGAATTAACGATTTGCAAGTAAAAGCCATAGAGGAGGCTATGACCGAGGTTGCTAAGTTACCTTTATTTTTAGTTGGTGGTTATAGACCTATTGAGGAAATAATAACGAAAATAAGGTTTTTTAATAAGAGAGTGGACTTGAAAATGGTTATTATAGATTATTTGCAGCTAATATCAACTGGTAAGAAATTTAATAATCGCAATAGCGAGGTCGAATATGTATCAAGACAATTGAAGGCGATTGCTATGCCGAATGAATGTAAATTGAGTATGATAGTATTAAGCCAACTAAATAGGGGCTTAGAATCAAGGGCAGACAAAAGACCTATGCTATCAGATTTAAGAGACTCGGGAGCAATAGAGCAAGATGCAGATATGGTACTGATGTTATATCGAGAAAATTATTACGACCACGAATGCACGGATAATACTACGGAATTGGCTGTAACGAAAAATAGGTTTGGTAAGACGGGAGTGATAAGGCTTACATACGTCAGGCGTAAGTATGTGGATTGGGAGGGCAATATAAATCATAACTACGACCCTGATAAATACATACAGGGAAAAGATATACCATTTTAATCATATCCGTTATTATTAACTACGGAGCAAGTAGCATTGTCCTAAATGTAGGGGGATGCTGCATTTAAAAAAGAAGATGAACCCTAAGAAGATAAAGACATACACTTGCAGAATTTGTAAATCCAAGTACGAAAGGATGATGGGACAGACGTATATTAAGTGGTGTTCTGATAAATGTCAAGATGCTTACATAAAAAAAACAGTAGAGAAGGTAAGAGAGGAGCAAAAAAGAAAAAAGCGCAAAGAGTGGAGAGAGCAAAAGCAAAAGTATAGAGCAGAGTTAGGAATAAGTGTAGACCATTTGCAAAAATGGGTAAATAAGATAGTGCGGTTGTTGGATAAAGATGAACCCTGTATTGTCTTCCCAGCTTTACCGATAGAACTTGAGAGTAAACAAGCTGGGCATAGTTACTCAAGGAGCAGAAAGCCTCATTTGAAATATCTTCTATTAAATATACATGGTGAATCCGAGAGAAGCAATGGTGACCAAAATATAACAGACGAGGTAAGAGTAAGGGCGGCGGCAGATAGATACGGAGATGAGGTAATAGAATGGTTGCAATATATTGATAGTCATAACAGACCATTGAAGCTAACGCAACAAGACAAAAACGAGGCGATTAAAGAAGCAAGAAAGATACATAGGGAGTTAGAGCAAGGCGCAGAATACACAAGGTCTTATATTGACGCAAGACTGCGGATATATAAGCTACCTGAAGAATATTTAAAACAAAACAAGATTTAAAATGATAAAGGACGTATTCGCAAAAATAATGGAGACAATAATTACTGGTCTCAAAGAATATGACGAAGAGGAACTTAATTATAGGTACATAAGGGTAGGAGGTGCGCTTGTATTATTCCAAGAGCAAACTTTGGTAATGTGGGGAGAAGATGATAACTGTAATGAAGTAGAGTGGTTTGAGACTATAAATCTGAACTGATGCGAGTTTGGGAGAACCAAAAAACTATCAAAGAGTTTACTCCAGCATCAAAGACTCGTTTCTGCTGGGCGGTATGCTATAACTGTAAGCGCAGATGGTCAGAGACTGATACAGAGATGGTGCATATGATATACACCAATAAGACACTATACATATGTGATGACTGCGTGGATGAGGTTAAATTAATTTAATTTATAATAAAAAAACAGTATATTTGTATGATAGTATTCAGCATAATGTGTGCCATATTATTTATTATATGGATTCAACTTGATGGCTATGATGGTTTATAGATACGAGCCTCCATTGAGTGAGGAGATGCAACTTTTGTTTATAGATTTTTGGAATAAGAAGGTATGGCATTTTGCCAATTAAATTAAAAGACTAAAGTAAGATGAAAAGAGATTTAAACGATTTTATACCTGAGGTAACTGTCCTAAGCGTTGAGGAGTTTAGGCGTAGGTACAACATTACAAAGACAAACCCTGCTATTGGATATGATATGCGGCAGGGAAAGGTGGACTGGTGTCAGCCCGACAGGGATAGATTCCTAATACTTACCGAAAAGACACGAAATTATTATAACATTTAAAAACTATTGGAATGAGAATTATCATAACATTTATTTTATTGACCCTGTTTAGCGGAGTTCTTTTTTCACAACAAGCTAAGCAACCAGAATACAAGCCTTTGCCTGAGATGACCATTGATGCTAATGCGCAAGTGGAGATAGTTTATGCAGTTGCAGAAGTTCAGAGGGTCATTCCCATTGTGGCAAGTGATACTACTGGCGTTGGCATTAGTGAGGAGACAAAGTTCTTCATCAGAACAGAGACTGTGCTTGATACGATAGCAGTACCACGCTTTTTTTTCTTTGATAAAAAGAGTGGTGAGAAGATATACTTTAAGCCATGAGAGACTAATGATAAGCTACTACGGAAGTAAAAGTAAATTGGT